ATGCGTGTAGCGTCCATAGCAAGCATAGGGTGTACTGTGAGTGCTAGGGCGTCTATACGTGCCCTTAGCTCTGCATCTAGGGCTTTCTGGCTGTTGTATCCCTTTTCGCAGACACCACGACCCCAGAAACGACTAGGTACAACGTCCCAAGGGAATGCCACTACAGGACGATCTTTCATCATGTATGGGCTAGGCTCTGCCTTAAGTAAGTGAGCCTCGTTAGCTACTATGACAACAGCTTCTATGTAATAGCTTTCTTTATCATCATCCTCTAGCTCGTAGTCTAGTTCTTTCTCAAGAAGGTGACGAGGTACTAAGCCGTAGTATTTAGTGAGGCGTGTCTTGTCGTCCTGTTGTACAGTTAACTCACTGTCAGGTTCAATGTTAAAGTCTTCACTGGCTGTGCCAATGTACATATCATTATAGACACCTTGCTCTTGTAGTTGCTCTACAATGTGTGTGCCGACAAATTCATCAATGGCTACACCTAAGGCTTCCTCTATGTTGGTTGCTACAGGGTCTATACGGAAGTTCTGAGGCAGTACAGGGCGCATACGAACTAATGTACGTTTAGATACATTAACGCCTACGGCTTCCATAGCACCATCCATGACCTGTTCAGTAGCAGGTTTCATTTCGTTAATTTCTTCTAAGACAATCTCACCAATGCCATTACCAAACACAGCAGAGTTAATTAAGCACTCGCTTATGTCTCTACGTATCTTAGCTGTGTCAAAGTCCTCATGTAGCTTGTTACGCAAGAACATAATGTCTTGAGTCTCTGAGTCGCCCATGTTATCTTTAATGTCAAAGTATTTACCACGACCAAAGGTAGCTTCTTCTATCTCTGCTACGTTAGACTCCACAGCTTGCTGTAGGGCTGGCGCAATGATCTGACTACGCTCTGCTTGCCTAGTCTTGTCACTAGCGTTCCAAATGCCACGCCATAGACGATAGTATTCCTCATGCTTTTGTGCATAGTTAGTTTCGTAATAGTCTCCCCAATCAGTAACCTTTGTCATCACCCAATCTTCAAGGCTCTGCTCAATGATAATTGGTTGTGTTGATTCGTTGTTATCTTCTGATTCTAAAGATGTGTACAATTTCATAAGTTAGTATCCACTAATTGAGTCGATTATCTCAAAGTTATCTAATTCTTCAAAGTTACCAGAGTAGGTTACTTTAGCGAGTTGGTCTATATAGGCTAAGGAGTCTATTAAGTCGTCATGGGTCAAAGGGTCAGGGAACTGAAACAACTCGTCACAGAAGCGTGAGTGCCATTCCTTCTTCTTCTTGTTAAGGGTTATACGACCATGTTCAAAACGACCTTGTAAGGCCCACATGACACGATCTGTTTTCTTCTGGTTGCCGTGTGTAAGCTCCTCTACTCTAAAGTAAAAGTTCTGACGTTTCATCATATCCATGATAGGTGACATAACAGCTTGCTTAGAGATACCTTTCTCTATGCCTACTGACAAAGGTTTGTAATCTTTTACTGCTTGGAATATCTTCTTAGCTGTCTCGTCTAAAGTCCATCGTCCATAGATAATATCATCTACAAACCATCCTGACTCATCCACAAATACTATTGAAATAGCTGAGTTATCTAAACGAGAAGTCTTACCTTTCTTCTTACTGACATCTTGGAAACCAGCTAAGTCAATAGCAATATAGTAGTCTCCGTCACCTCTGGGCTTAGAACCGAATGATAACCATTCTTCTTTAAACATCTCAGAGCCTTGGTTCTTAAAGGAAGCCATAAACTCTTGTTGAAAAGCATGGGTTGACATACTCTTCTTAGCTACATCTATTTCCTCAGAGTCTAAGGTTTCATTGTCGTAGCTTGTGAAGTGCCAAGCACTAAAGGTGACATCATCATCCCCACTTAGCTCTGCATACTTGTATAAATCATAGAAGTGGTTACGACCCTTAGGTGTGCCTATGAATAAGCATGAGCCTTTTTGGTCTGCTAATGCAGGTCTTAAGATTTCCTCAAACACCTCAGGTTTCATGTCTGCATACTCATCTAAGCATAGGAACTTAAGGCTGACGCCACGCATAGTGTCGGGTCTATCGGCTCCCTTGAGGCTTATGGTTGCACCATTGATCAAGGTTATTTGCATATTGTTTATGTGTGAGCTTCTAATGACAGGGTTGCCTAGCTCTACTAAAAGACTCCACATGATGTCCCTAGCCTGACCCTGTGTGGGTGCTACGTAGAAGACATGGGAGTTAGGTTTATCAGCTTGTAAGGCATTGACAATAAGAAGCCAAGCAGCTAGGCGAGACTTACCACAACGTCTTCCTGCTGCAACTACTCTAAAGCGTGTAGGGTCTGCCCATACTTTCTTTTGCCACTCTAGTAGCTCTATGTTTAAATCGCTCATATAACCTCATAATCTCCATCAACAGCATCTTGGTCTTGAGAGCCTGAGATGTCCGTAGAGCCGACACCAGTAATGTTAATCTGTATGGCTGACTTACCATTACCCTTAATGATTTCTTTCTCAAAGGCTGCTATAGGTGCTACCCTGTCCATGACAAGCTTCCATGCACTTGCTTGGTTCTTATGTTCATTGTCTAAGGCTGCATCAAAGATAGCCTCTAGGACTTTAGCTGACTTAGGACTAGCTAACATACGAGCTTTGTATTCATTAATTATAGTAGCATCACCTTTAGGCCGACCAATAATACCCTTAGGTTTCTTTAGTGTTGCCTTAGGTGGTCTTCCTCTTCGTTTAGCTACCACAGGTTCTTTTGTTGCTGACAAATCAATTACCTCTTTGTTGAGATTGAGTCTTACTTAAGTATACTTAAGTGTCTTTAGGTTGATACTTTAATTATTCATTAAGGAATTACTAAAAGAACTAACTAAAGACGCTTTAGAACATAAGTCTATTATAACATGTTTTGAGCTAAAAGTCAATCTATTTCTTGTGTTTCTTTTGTCAACATAAGAGTCCTTTAAAGTTTACATGGGAATGACTCTCATTCCTATACATGTCAATAGCTTACTTGTGTTTCTTATTGTAATCTTTTATTGACTTTTGTTAACTTAATAAAGCAAAATGACCCTATTTTGTGTACCTGAGGGAGCCTCTAGTATACCGAGAAAGCCACACGCCCCCGCCCCTAAAGTTATACACAGGTTTACCCACAGGCCTTAAGTTATCCACAGGTGTCAATAGTTTGACAATAGTTATCCACAGGGCCAAGTGCTACCATAGTTAACATGGGGTGTCAATACTTGTGACTACATGGGTGTCAATAGTCACTGAGGTTTACAAATGTGTGCCAATGTGGGTGCCTATGGAGACTATTGTAGACTATGCGTAAACTTGACAATCAAGCCTACATATGATAATTGGAGTGCCTATCTATTATGCGCGTGTGCGCGAATAGCATACTTGTGGGTATTGTGTCAAACATTAGTTATATTATGACTTGTAAGTCATGGGTATACTTTTGCTTGTGGTTCGCTATAATGGTTACAGTTCTTAAGTAAACAACAGGCCACAGGCCACAGGTGAACATTATGATAAAACTATCTAAAGCTAGTAAAATGCCTTGTCGTTCATGGTCGCTTGAAGCTCTTATAACTTGCCCTGCTAGCCTAAATCCTACTACAGGTGAGCTAGTGGACGCCTGCAAGGGTTGTTACGCCACTACAGGAAACTACCGCTTTCCTAACGTCAAGGCACCCAGAGCGCATAACAAAGAGGACTGGAAGCGTAGCGAATGGGTATCTGACATGGTCGCTGAGTTAGACAATGATAGATATTTTAGATGGTTTGATAGTGGTGACATGTACGACATAAGACTAGCTCGCAAGATGTTACAAGTCATGGAACAAACACCACATTGCAATCATTGGCTACCTACTAGAATGCATAAATTCCCTAAGTTTAACGAGGTAATTAATGTTATGTCTAGCCTATCTAATGTGGTTGTACGCTTGTCTAGTGATAGTGTCTTAGGTGACACAATAAACACTGAACTACCCACAAGCACTATAATACCCACACTAGATCATGCCGATAGCACTATGTCAGTCTGCTACGCCTATGAGCGGGAAGGGAAGTGTAAGACGTGTCGCGCTTGTTGGTCTAAGGACGTTAAGACCATTGCATACGTGGCCCACGGGGTATCTATGGCTAAGATAATCCGTGAGAAGTACGTAACAATTAAACTAGTAGAGGCAGCATAATATGTATATAATATTGGATTTAATAGCTATCCTAGCTACGATAGGCTTTATATTCCTACTACCGTTTTTCTATTGGCTCCTATTCGGTAGGAATAACAGCGTAACAGCGCGAGAGCGTAGAGCTAAGTATAAACTACAGGCTAGGCGTAAACGTGATAAGTTAAAATTAGCCGCTAGGAACAAGCGCGAAAAGTTAAAACTCGCTAGGCGCAATAGTGTATAATACCTATATATGAACTAAACATAAAAGGATAAATAACCATGACTACACTGTTAACTAGACTTGATGATGTACAGTATGACTTTAATTTTCAACATGCCATAGTTACTAATGACGCTGATTTACTATTGTCTGTATTAAGTGACCATGGCGTAATGTTAACCATAGTAAAAGCTAATGAGCTAATAGTAAACCTTAGGAAGGGAGTAAACCAAACATGATACACAAGAATAAACGAGCGTATGACACTACAGGACTTATAACAGAATCAAGCAAGATATTACTTGCTAGAGCGTACCATGCCAAACTAAACAAGCGCATACAGGCACAAAAAGTAACCACTAAGGGAGCTAAATAGCATGACTAAGCAAGCGTACACACTAGAACAAAAAGAGCTATATAGGCAATTACTAGAGCTTAATTATTCAGAACCATACATACAGGTAGAGGAGATAGAAAACTTAACAGGCCTCAGGCGCTCACGCTTAATGCCTATACTAGGCGATTTAATAGGTAAGGGTAAGGTACTAGCAGGTAATGAGGAGGTCTTAGGCGCACTAATACGCACGTATACGCCTATAGTTAAGGGAGGTAATGCCTATGGCTGGCCTTGTGATACTTATACATTTAACGAATGGATGGGCTTCCAACTATGACACAAGATTTAATAGACATGATAGTCAATATAGTGCTAATATTGTTAGCCATTAATTAATAAGATCAAATATAAGAGAGGTATAAACATGCGCTGTTTATCGTGCGACCAACTATTGAACGACCATGAAGCGTCCGTAAAGGATAGAGAAACGTCCTTATTCTTAGATATGTGCAATGGATGTTTAACTTCTAATGCTCATGCGGAATATAATTATTCTATTGATTCGGGCACCACAGAGCTTGAGGACGTTATTAAGGGAGTATTAGACCATGAATAGCACTATTAATATTGTTATAGACGTTTTAGACGCTGAGGTCATGTTGGAGGTAGAGGTGCAATGGCACATGAGCGTAGCAGGAGAGCTTACTATAGATGATTTCTATGGCTATCACTTCGACATAAAGACAGGTGAGTACACACGCATACCACCTTGGTTACATAAAATCATTGAGACTAGCCAGCTATTAGAGGAGGAATACACAGACCTAATAGACCTTAATTGTGACGAGAGGACATATTAAAAATAAATGTAAATTAAAAGTACCCTTATGTGTTTACATGTGTATAATACATAAGACACAAAAGGCAATACTTTAATAATAATCTAAGTATAGCCTAAAGTGTCTTTAGTACACTAAAGTAGTCCATACAGACTAAATGTTAGTCTATACCCAGTGTTTGGTCAATAATGGTTAAACCTATATTTAAAACCCTATAAAGGATAATTTTATGGTTATTTCAGGAAAAGCAGCTTTTGTCAATTTAACAGAGCATGAAATGTATCAAGGACAGTCTACTGGTAAATATTCCATCGTAGTGACTTTAGATCAAACTAGCGCAGATAAGTTAGCAGGTCAAGGCGTTAAGCTACGCACCTATGAGGATACTCAGCAGAGAAAATTTGCTAGTAAGTTCGATACGCCTATTTATGATGTCAATAATGATGAATTTATTGGTGCTATTACTCGCGGCTCTGACGTAAAAATTCAATACACTCTAGGGCAAGAGCATCCAGTGCATGGCATTACACCTTATTTAGATAAAATTCGTGTTGTAGAGCTTGCAGCTACAGAGACAGACGAGGACTTTTAAGACCTCTTATGTTAACCCCTAGCCCTACTATTCCCCTTAGGGCTAGGCCTCTTACAACGCACCACAGGAGCTTACAGAGCTATTATGAGATATGAGCGAACAGAAAGTACCTTTGTCAAGCATGGGCCGTGTAGTTCTTGTGGTTCATCGGACGCTAAGGCTATATATTCTGACTCACACACTGTTTGTTTTGCGTGTGACGCATACGAGCATGGTGATGGTTCATCAGTTAATACTAACAAGACAAGAGCGAGGCCTTTAGAAATGACAGGCACAATAGCAGCTATACAGGATAGGCGCATTAGCATGGAGACATGCAAGCGATACGGAGTAACAGTAGAGAGTGGCGCAGATGGTAGCATCAGTAAGCACCACTACCCATACCACAGTCAGGAGGGCACCACAGTAGTAGGCACTAAGGTACGTAATGTAGCAACTAAGGACTTTTATGCCACAGGCGACCTAGGCACAGCAGGTTTGTTTGGTCAGCAGTCATTTGCA